AGAACCGTTGACGGCGTTGAAATTGAATTTGTGGCAGGGTATGGGTCAGCCGGTGACGTTCCCCAAATGATAAAACAGTATGTACTAGAAGAGGCGGCGTATCGGTTTGAACATCGGGGCGATTGTGATCCGGCAAACCTTAACAGCCCAATAACTAGAAATGCATTAGGGCTAATTAAAAAGACTTTTCTATGAAGTGTTGCGATATTACAACGAAAGACTTAAAACATCGCATCGATATTATTGATTACTCCTCTACTATTGGAGCAGGTGGTAAGGTCACAAAGTCGCATACAGTAGTAACTAGCTTATGGGCAAAAATAACACCTAAGACAACCAACCCACTCTATGAGGCATTAGGGGCAAGCGACCAGACAACGCACACAATCACTACCCGATTTTATAGCCCTTTAAATATCGGCCACTTGATACGGTTTGGAGATCGTTTTTTTGCTATCCGTTCCATTATTAACATTGAGGAGCGTGGTAAGTTTATGCAAATTGAATCGGTGGAAAATAAAAAGTATAATGTAAGTATATAAAAGGAGTGAAACCATGTATACAATAACAAAAGAAGAACACGAGCAAATTTTAAACGCATTATCAGAGCTAAAATATAAAGAGGCATCCCCATTTTTTGTTTTTTTTGATAAAAAGTTCAAAGAAGCCAAAGAGACAGAAAAAGAAAAAGAAAAAAAATAATGTCTAATAGCGGGGGGACTACTACGGTTTCAATAACTATCGGGTTTAAAAAGTCATTAGAAGCTATTATTAATACATGTAAGCCGGAAATTATTGCAGAGATCACCACCCAATCGAAAATATTACAAACAGCCATGAGAAAGAACATCGCCAAAGGGAGCAGGACAGGGCGCACATATAAGAAAAAAAGCGTAATCCACCAATCATCTGCTCCAGGTGAGTACCCAAAAACGGATACCGGCGAACTTGTCTCGTCAATATATAAAGAAGATTTAACCGAAAAATTAGAATTTAAAGTTGGCAGTAATAAAAAATACGCAAGACATTTAGAGTTTGGCACTTCAAAGATGCAAGCCCGCCCGTTTATGTTTCGAACATTCAAAGAAAACAAAAAAAATATTATAAAGGGCATATCTCAAGTAATATCTAAAAATGTTACTGAAAGCATAGAAAAGAATAAAAATAAAAAATGACGATTGCATTATTTGATATTCAAAAGGCCATATTTACCACGTTAAACAATGACGCAAGCCTTGGGGCTTTGCTTGGTTCTTCAAGTTCAATAGTCGAGAACCCAAGACTTATTGATGAGCCAGCATTCCCATATATTGCCTTATCTTCTCTTAGTTCTCAAAAGTTCGACACCAAGAACACAGACGGCACAGAAACATTTTTAACACTAAATATTTTTTCAAATGATGGCACAAAGGAAAAGGTATCTGCTATACTTGATAGAGTACATGCCTTACTACATAGACAAACGCTAAGTTTAGAAACAAATAGCTTTGTCTTATGTTCATGGGATGGACTAGCAGACATTTTTATAGATGACTCAAATGATGCCATAATAATGCAAGGGGTCATACGATTTAAAATAATAAATACGAAGGGGTAAAAAATGGCAAATAAGGGCAACGAACAAGCAGTAAAATTATATTCCGGAACATATTCCAGCAAAACGTTAATCGGCGAAGTAACAACGCTAGGACTTACAATCAATTCCAATCCAGTAGATGTTACGTCTAAAGATTCAGCGAAATGGTCCACAATGTTATCAGGTGGCGGATTGAAAAGCGTTGAAATATCCGTTGGGGGCTTTGTTTCAGATGATACACAATTTGAAGCACTACAGACGGCAGCAATAAGCAGAACAAATGATACCTATGTATATGAACAACCTTTGCTTGATTCTGGCAATTCTACTCCTGGCTATTATGAAGGAAGTTTTCAATTGAGCGCATTTGCTTATGAAGCAGCAGGGACCGGCGACAATGCCTACGCATTCACGGCGACACTAACCTCTACAGGCGCAGTAACTTATACAGCTGAAGCATTATAAAAATTAAATGGCTGAAAGTGTGAAGCGGTACGTTAGCTTAGAGATTGGCGGCAAGACTTACGAGCTAGACCCCAACTTTAAAAACTGTTCAATGATTGAGCAGGAGTTAGCGTACTCTTTACAAGATTATTTTACCAAAATATCAAACGGACTAAGCCCTACATTGATCTATAAACGCCTTATTATAAAAACAGCGATACAAGAGCCAATCAATATTGAAGAGCTTGAAAATTGGATAATAGAAAACCCTTTATTGTCCACTGAAAAAGTAGTTGAGTTTTTAGTTGAAGCGTTACGGCTTCCCCGCCTTGATGATCTAGTAAACGAAATAGAAGATAAAGACGAAAAAAAAAACTAAATTTTAGAGAGCTTGCAGAACATTATCAAGCAGCACTAACAGCGCATATCGGTTGGACGGTTAAAGACTTTGAGCAGGCACGGTTATATGATGCGGTGTTGTTGGTTATGGAAAAGAACAAACAAGAAGAACAAACGGCCAGCCATAAAAAGTCGAGCTTAGATTCACGATTTAAGAGTACGGAAGCATACAAGAAATGGAAAAGGGGGCGTGTGAATGTCTAATTCAGAAATAGCGGGTATTTTAGTTAAGTTAAAAGTTGACACTTCAAACTATCAAAAGCAATTAAAAAACACGGAAACAATGACCAAAAAGTCATCCTCTACAATGGCAAAGTCTTTTAATTCTTTGAAAACCTCTTTAATGTCTCTAGCGCCACTAATTGCAAGCCTAGCAATAACAGCAAAGGTTATTTCAGGGTTCCAAGCATTACGTGAAGAAGTAGACGCTATGCAAAAAACAGGCCTAAAATTAGGAGAAACAACCGAAAACTTAAGCCGATTAAAATTTATTGCGGAACAGTCCGGAATCGGTTTTGATACAGTAAAAAGAAGTTTAACGGACATGAACAAAAAAGTAAGTGAAGCAAAAATGAACACAGGCGAAGCAGTAAAAGCATTGCAAAAGTTGGGGCTATCTGCGGATGATCTACATACTAAAACACCCTTTGAGCAGTTCATGACCATTGCCAAAGTTATTCCAGAGATTGAAAATGCAAGTGAAAAAATATTTATTTTAGATAAACTAATGGGGGGATCGGGTACGCAAATGCAGCAAGTTTTTAGTATGGGGTATGACTCAGTCAAAAGACTAGCAGACGCAACGCCAAACGTAATCACACAAGAAACCGCTGATCGAGTTGCACAGTTTAACGATAATATGCATCGAATGACGGAGAATATTAAAAACGTTAGTATTCCTGTACTTTCTACATTTGCCAAGTTAATAAATGGCATTTTTGAGCCATACCGAAAAAAAAGCCGTATGGAAAAATTAACAGAAGAACTGGAAGGACTTAATAGACAAATACTTAAATATGAGGAAAGCCTACAAAAATTAGAACAACGTGAATCTAATATTCTATTTAGAATAAAAGAAAAACTATTTAATAAAGAAGGGCAAGTGCCCGAAGATGTGCAGCGTTTAAATCAGTTTCTCACCCAATCAAGAAAAAGAGTAAAAGAGCTAGAAAAAGAAATTGAGACAATACAAAAGAAAACGCTTGATGAAGGAGAAGAAACGGTAGCTAAAATTGATTTTTCACCATTTACCTCTAAAATTGGACAGCTTGAGAAGATGGTCACTTTATTAAATGAAGGCGAAACGAAAGACTATATCAAAGAAATAAAAGAGCTTGAAAACACTATCAAAGAGTTAGAAAGCCAAGTATTTACTACTTCCGATAAAATAAAACAGTACATGCTAGACAGTACCGATACATGGAGCGATAATTTGACGGATGCGATACTATCCGGAAAAGACTCTTTTAAAAGCCTTGGCGAGTTCGCTAAAAACATTTTAGACGATATCGGGCGACAGCTAATAAAACATAAAATAACGCAGCCATTAGTGAAGGCCGGTGTGTCGTATTTAAGCGATGATTTTACAGGGCAAGTACAACAAGGCTTGACCAAAAGCGGACAGTTTTTATCTAATCTAACAGGCATAGGGGGGAGGATGTCCGCCCCAACCCTTCGAATAGATCAAACTATTAACATAAGCTCAGGGGCGGAAGTGTCTGAGATTGATCGGAAAATATCGCAACAAGTTCCAAGCATTGTAGAAGCTGCAAAGGCTGGTGTTGTTGAGGCTTCCCGAAATAATCCGGTATTTAGGAGATAAAAAAATGGCCATAAATTTTCCATTAAGTAATTTTGTAAATTCATCGTTTAATATTGAATTTAACACCTTAGAATTCAAAAGTACGTTTACTAATACATCGCAAAGAGTAGGCCTCAGTACTGGCATTTGGTCCGCTCAATATTCGCTTCCTGTAATGGATAGAGACGATATCGCAGTTTGGCGGGCATTCTTTGCAAGTCTACAAGGCCGAAAAAATACATTTTTTGCTTATGATCCAGACTACACAACGCCGAGAGGGTCAGCCACTGGAACGCCTTTAGTAGATGGGGCCTCCCAAACTGGAACGAGTTTAATTACTGATGGTTGGACACCTTCAAAAACGGGTATCTTAAAAGCTGGCGATTATTTCAGCGTTGGCGGTGAGCTTAAAATGGTAACGCAAGACGCAGACAGCGACGGGGCTGGGGCGTGTACGCTTAATTTCCAGCCAGCGATTAGGAACTCGCCAAGCGATAACGCAAGCATAACAACAACCAATCCTAAATGCGAAATGTATCTAAATGCTGACATCATCCAAATACAGACAAATTTTTTAAAACATTCTATGCCGTTGAGCTTCTCAGGGGTAGAGGCTATCTAATGCCAAGGACGATAGACAACACAACCAAGCTAGAATCAAAAAAAAACACCCTCCAATCGGTGGCACTTGTTGAGATACTGCATACAGTAGCCCCGATACGATTACACACAGGAATAGGAGACTTAGTATATAACTCTAACACCTTCCAAGGCATTGGCACTCTTGGTAGAATTTCTTCAATCGGTGAGAACTCATCCATGGCGAGCACGTCAATTGACCTTTCACTAAGTGGCATTGACACCAATTTAATTAATACATTCAATCGTAAAGATATCCAAAACTCAAACGTTACCATTTGGCACGGGTATCTCGACGACTCCACAGGGGCTTTATTGGTGCCTGTAATCGTTTTTAATGGCTTTGTGAATAATACATCGGTGGATATTGGCAAAGAGACAAGCGTTATAAATGTAAACGTAATAGATGAGTTTACACGTTGGCAGAAGAATTTACCGAAACGATACAACAACGAAAGCCAGACGAGCGACTACCCGAATGATATACTATTTAGTAGACAAACCGAAATGTTACAAGAAACTATTACATGGGGAGGCGTTCCAGATGTCAATAAGATTTAGTATAAAATACATCCATAAATATTTAAGCAAAAACAGAAACAATCAATTTGTTTATGGTCAGTGGGATTGCTTAGAGTTCATACTTGGTTTTTATAGCCCTCTGCAGAATCTTTCAATAGTCAAAAACATAAGGGGTAAATATAAAACTAAGACTGAGTATCAAAACCTTATCAAAGAAAACGGATACAAGAACTTACACGAAATACTAAAGGCACACCTAAAAGAAAGGCCCTTGGCCTATGCACAGTTTGGAAACATTGCATATCATAAAGGGGCTATGGGTATTGTAGAGGGTTTAAATAGTATTTTTTTGAATAAAGAAGGTGGATACACTATCATTCAGACGAACCAGTGCACAGGGGTGTTTGAATGCCTGAATTAGCCGCAGCCGCTGCCGGGTCAATAGCGAAAGACTACGCCCTAAAACATGGCGCAAAAAATATAGTTGCAACTATATTCGGGGCATTAGTAACGGGGGCGAGTAGCTACCTGTTAGCACCAAAACAAAAAAGCGATAAAGAAAATATCAATAAGGATGAGTTTACCTACGACAGATCAGGCGTAAAACAAGTCGCAATCTCGGGGGTAATGCATCATAATATCGTTTACGGGAAACGTATTGTTGGGGGTGTTCTTGCTAATAGAACAGTGACGGCAAGCGTTAAGGGTGAAAGGGTATTAGAATCTGAGAATCAGTATGTAAACTCATACCAAGCCATAGCAGCGCATAAAATTCAGAGCATTGATAACTACTATGTAAATGATGAAGAAGTTATTTTAAATTCTGAAGGCTACATATACGAAAAAGATAACGTTTCTTTTGGAAGTGATGACAAATACACGCAGCGATTTTTAGAAGGTAACATTCTAACTAATGCACGGATTGAATATCTTATTTTATCAGATGGTAGACTAGTTCAAGGAGAGGAAACGTATAAATCCGATCAAATAGTAGATAATTCGGGGCGATATTATTGGCGAATATACAGACTAAAAGAGACAGACGAGGATCTGTTAGTAACGTCTGTTGATATAACAATTTCAGCAGACCCCCGCCAGATTGCAGACCCTACCCTTGACTATACAACTACGCCTTTTTTGTATGCTGGAGAGACTATCCAAGTTAGATATTATGAATATGAGTTTGGATATAATAACCAGATAAAAACATTAACACTTGCTCAAGATTCAGTATATGACCCCTCAAGCGGTACGCATAGACTAACATTTATCACAAATGACCAGTTACCAGCTAAAGACCCTTTATGGACAAAAAAGATATTTAAAAGAGAATACTATCAAAGAGGCACAGTATTCGAGCAGATTTTTTTAACAGAATATTATAAAATAGAGGCATATAGTGATCACCCAGACTGGCCACGTAAAGAAATTTTAGACTCTTCTGTAAATATTAATAGTGTGGGCTTTATTGAGTCGTTATTAGGGAACACCCCACAAAGGCCAACGTATAGAATGGCCGAGGGTGCCAAGATGGGCATTGATAAAACGTTATTAAATAACTACGAGTTTGGAAATAATTTAGCGTTAATATATAGCCGCTTCCGATTCGTTGAGGGTGTTTTTTCTTCATTTCCAGAAGTAAAGGCAAAAATTAAAGGGGCGTTGTGCTATGACCCACGTTCTAGCACTACAGTATGGACGGATAACCCCGCTTTAATTGCCCGAGATTATCTAGTGGCAAGCTATGGCTTTAATATTGATTCAAGCCGGATTGATGACGTGTACACCATCGCAGCGGCTAACATATGCGATGAGCTGATAGCCGTAGGGGATGGAGAAACACAAAAAAAATATAGATGTAATCTCGTTCTTGATACGAGCAACGACCACAACACCAACATAAAAAAGATACTTGATACAATGTTTGGAAATGTTGTCAGAGTGCAAGACAAGTTCCGAATATTTGCCGGTGCATATATTACGCCAAGTGTAACAATAGACGAAACATACTTGGATGGCGGTGTAAGTGTCTCATCCAATTTAGAGGTTAGAAACGTTTACAATGCGATTAGAGGCGTTTTTGTTAATGAGGACAACAATTACACCGTTACAGACTTTAAAGAGCAAACAAACGCATCCTACATACAAGAAGACGGAAGGAAAATATATCAAGACTTGACCCTTGAGGGTGTAACAAACCATAAACAAGCGCAAAGAATCGCACAAATACACTTGAAAAAGAGTCGGTTTTTTGGCACTGTTTTGATTAAGTGTAACGATAAAGCCAAAGAACTATGCGTTAATGATAATGTATATCTTGACCTTGATTACTTAGGTTATGAAAACAAAGTGTTCAAAATTGTTGCTTTAACGTTTGGTGAAAATTTTGACGGCATGAATCTTGTACTTGAGGAAGATGACCCGAGCATATACGCACATGATGACAATCTAGTTAATTTGAGCATTGCAGCCCCGCCAACCGTTGCGCCGATACTGCCTCCGAATAATTTATCAGTTGAAGAAACGACCTTTATCATAGGCGGTTTAAACAAAGTGGATACTAAGTTAATTGTGACATTCTCCCCGAGTAGCTCAAGTTCTGTTGTCACGTATCAGGTAGAACACAAACGGCGAGGAGATAACAACTTTCAAGTGTCGGGGCGAACGCAGGGGAATTTGTTTGAAATTCCAAACACTCAAAACGGCTTCTATACCGTAAGAGTCAAAGCGATAGACACACTTGGACGAAGTTCCGAATATACAAGCATAGAAGTGCAAGCCTTTGGACTGATAGACACACCTTCAAATATTGAAAACTTAAAAGTAGAACAAAGCGAGGGCAGAGCCTTTTTATCGTGGGGCTCACCAACTGATCTAGATGTTTTATATGGTGGACACGTTATCATAAAACATAATAGAGACACGTCCGCAAGCTGGGCAGAGTCTCCGATATTATTGGAGTATGTAAACTCTTTCACGAACTCAGCACAAGTGCCAGCGATAACGGGTAAATATTTAATTAAAGCGGTAGACAGTGGTGGCAGAGAGTCAGCAACTGCAACACAGGTACTATTTACCAAATCAGAAATAACCGATTTTAATACTGCACTAACAATAACGGAAAACCCCAACTTTACAGGCACTAAAACAAATATGGCCGTAATTAATAACTTGCTACAATTAGAGGGATCTATCTATTTCGATCAAGCCTCCGCAACCTTTGACGATGGGCAGGGGCTTTTTGATGATGCGTTGGGCCTGTTTGATTTAGGGAACCTTACAGGGTACAAAAATACTGGGGCTTATGAGTTCGGGCTTGTTGATTTAGGGGTTACTATGTCATGTACCCTAGAAGCATTTATCAAATACACACAAGGCGATTTGGATAATTTTTTTGATTCTAAGCTCGGGCTTTTTGATGATGCCGTCGGGCTATTCGATGGCGATGATGATAACAATACGTATGTGAGAACGGCTATTTATGCAGCCACTACGAACGACGACCCAAACGGAACACCAACATGGTCAGATTGGAAAGAGTTTGTTTATAGTGATTTTAATGCCCGAGGCTTTAAATTTAAGTTAGACGTAAGCAAAACATTGAACACGGCAAACATTTTTATTGAAGAACTGAAAATAATTACGAGCATTAAAAGTAAAGTGGATGATGGCACGGTTACAACGTCCGGAACGACAAGCACTACGGTAAATTTCAATAAAGAATTTTATAATGTGCCAACAGTCGTGCCAGTAATACAAGGGGCGCATCAGACAGACCATATGGAGATAACAAACGTCACAACGACAAGTTTTGACATTACAACGTATCACGGTGGAGGAATTGCATCCAAGACTGTATACTGGTTAGCAAAGGGGTATTAAATGAATGAACTAGAACTACAAGCAAAGATCACAGAATATGATGATATAGAAGACTTGCAAAAAAACAAGGACTTGAGGGGCGAAGTGATTGATTTTATCCATCGAAAAATTCACGGCATAAAATTTTTTAATCAAAAACTAGACGGATCAAAAAAGAATGTTCACTTTTTAAAAATTCCTTTGCCTCATGACGCAGAACTACTAAAAAAAGCGACTGAATGTATTAAAGGGTACCAAGACAACATAGATAAAGACTTCCAACCAATACTAGAACAAGACAATAAAAAGCTGATACCTCAAGAATATTATACAGATATTAGCATTCTTGAATCATTATTTAGCAATAAAGACAATATAAAAGAAGACAAAGAAGAACTAAAAAAAATAGTAAGTATTTATTTAGAGGGGGCAGACAATGGCAAGGCATGACTATAATATTTTAAATCAATTATTTCCGGCAACTAGGCAGGACTTAAACAATTTATTCATAGCGATACAATCCACAAACTCAGGGTCAGGCACGCCAGCCGCCACCGTTGCTTATATGCGTTACATTGATACTTCATCCAGTGAAATCCTTATGCGAAATGCAGCGGACACGGGTTCTATATCATTACGAAAAACCACAGGCGAAGTAATCGCCCCGTTAGGATCTGCTAGTGGTGCGTCTTATTCGTTCGGAACCGATTTTAATACTGGGATGTTTTCTCCTTTCACGAACTTTATATCATTTACTACTGCAGGCGTGGAGCGTATAAGAATTTCAAACACTGGGCGTTTAGGCGTAGGCAGAACAGTTAGCCAGTTATATTATAAATTAGATGTCCTTGATTCATATGATGACGAATACCCCACAGTGAGAATATCCAATGAAAACACGGGAACCTCTGCAGCAACTCGTTTTAATTTGATATCACATGGAAACAATTTTGATATTATTAATTACGGCGACGCTACAACCAAAGCCAATAGAACAGAGTTTAGATCTACTGCTTCGGGGAGTCATTTTGTTTTCTCTCCTTCAGATTCAGAGGCCATGAGGATTGACCAATTTGGGCGTGTTGGGGTAGGAACAACAACCCCATATAATAATTGCGTTTTAACAATAACACAGCCAACAGTCGGGCAGTCTGATAGATTATTGGCAATTGAGAGCCCAGTAAGCACAGCTTCTTTTGCTATCCAATTTGTAAACCCAAACGGCAGAGTTGGAACGATTATCACTTCCGGAAC